GAATGACCAAGCGCTAGTCATATTGTTTGCAAAATTTGTGTTTGGCAAACCCATCATTTTTTGAAACAATGTATTACGAGCAGCGGCTCTATCAAGATCTTTAATGCTTGGAGCAGCTACGTAATTATTAAAATCAGATGGGATAGAACCTTTGTCTGGGAATAGGTCATCCACTCCACCAAAGACAGCATTTGTTTTACCAGTAAGGTAACGAACAATCTGCTGTCCTGGTTGAGTTGTATTCATACCACGAACTTCAGCGATTGTTGCCCAAAGACCGTAGTAAGCATCTTTCTTTTTACCAACATCTGAAAGTGATTCAAACGCTGTAGCAAATAATTTTGCCTGTTGTTTAGGCATAATTAAAACTGCTGTACGATACATTTTTTCCATTGCATCTTTAGCGGTTACGTCAAACACTTCTTTTTCAAAAATAGGAGCAAGAGTAAGTGCTGCCTTGGCACGGTCAATACGGTATTGAATATAAGCCATAGAAAACTTATCAATAGTTTTGAAGTTTGTCTTTGGAGTTACTCGTTCAATAAACTCTTTTTGTCCATTAATAAATACTTCAGCAATTCCATCTGCTGTAGTAGCTCCACCAAACCAATAGTCATCTGTAAGTTTAGGACCAACACTATCTAAGTTAAGAACTTTACGGCCTGTAGTAACTGCAGCCACACGAAGATCACGCCCAAAATTCATACGAGGCATAATGACTCGCTTCATTCCTGGCTTTCCAACTATCATTTCGCTTAGTTGCTTGGTATCTTCAAAAAATATTTTAGCAGTTGTTGCATTCTGTACTGGTGTATTTGCAGTTTGAAATGATTTAATAACTGCTGGACCAAATTCAGGCGCAAGAGTTTTAAGTTCTTGACGTGCTGCAATAATTGCTTCTGGATTTTTAGCAGCTTCTGCTTTACTTAATGTTTGAAGTTTCTCACCGTATAAATTCCAAAAGTCAATGGTACCCTGCTTTGAAAAGTATTCAGTTAAATTTCCTGATTTGCCAGTTACTATTCCAAGAGCATAATTATTAACGTCGTAAATACGTTTTGCTTTACCTGCTAAAAGTAGAGGATCTGCAAAGATTCTATATGCAGCATCCACTGTTCCAGATACAGCTTTGTAATAGAAACCAGATCCTTCTAATTGTGCTGGTGTAACAAGGTTAGCAACAAATCGTCCAGGAGAGTACTTGGCTGCAGCAACTGCATCTTGTGTATCTTGAAAGTTAGCACGAGCTGCTTCAACATCTTCTTCTGAACCAAAACCTGGAATTTGCTTGTTTCTTGAATCTGCAAGCATTATGTACTTTTTTTGTTCTTCAGGTACAGAGGCAATAATACTTTCAGGTGCTTCACCTGCCTGCAAACGCATAGCAATATCTACAGCGTCAGTACCCCATTTGCTTTTAGCCTCGCTAATACGACCAGGGCTAAATACATTATTACCATCTTCTTTTGCTAAGGTCCAAGCGTCTGAAATACCAACGCCTTGATCTGCCGCAAGTTGAATGCTTCGAGCAACACGTGTGCTGGTATCGGATATCTTTTGTAGACCAGCTAATAAATCGCCTGCAACTTCAGCAACTTGACCGCCTGTGTAATGCCAAGCAGTTCCAAAGAAACCACGAGGTGGTTTAACAACTGGATCTTCTTCACCAAAGTTTTGTTTTAGAGAAGCCTGTTGTGCTGGAGTTTTTTTGTTGTACGCTTCTTTAGCCAAATCAGAAGGCAAATTAGAAAGAGTTTTATGGGCTTCTAGTGCTTTGTAAAACTCATCAATTCTTTGCTTTTCTGTAGGATCTAATTGCGCTGCATAAGAGGCTGCTTTTAGATTATTAGACATTAGTTACCTCGTGCTAGTGCATTCTGGTACAAGATAGAAATGGACCCATCTGTATCATATGGCAACATCTTTACTAAAATGTCTGAAAGTTTTTCTGTTGACTTTTGCATCATAAGAGCATTGGACCCAACACCAGGACCCATATCAATACCGTTTGTAATTGGTTCATCTGCACGTTGTGTTGGTGCAAACAATGGGGTTACTGGAGATTGTGGTGCTGCATTTGCAGCAGCAGCTTCCATCTGACCCATTGGCATTCCTCTAGTATCAGGAGTCTTTGCAATAGGAGCACCAGATGCAATTTGTGCTAATTCTGTTTGATCCCCGTATGAAGCAGCAGGGATTCTATCTGTACGCTTTGCATACTTTCCAGGACCAGATACACCCGTTATTGGGTTCTTGGCATCTTCAAGCGCCATCAGTATCCTCCTGTATCTTTTCTAAATCGTTTGTAAATTCTTCCCACACTCTATTAACTCGTGATGTACGAGTGGCGTGGTATATCGCTAATTCCATTAGCTCTTCTGTAAATACTGTAATGCTATTCGATAAGTTGTGCAGAAACCCAGTAAGTACTACTAAGAAATCTGCAAGGTGAACTGAACGCGGAACATCGTTTGGATTATCCACGTTCAGCCCACCTCACTAGAAATTAATTAACCCTTTTTAACTTTGTTGCCTGGACGTCCTGCTGGAGTTACTCCGAAGTATGTCTTTCCACCTGCTGGCTTAGAAGTATCCTTCTTGCCCTCAACTGGCTTTGACATAGGCGCTGGGGCCTGTGATCCTTTGTTCATATTGCACCTCCTTTACTTTATTGACCGCCGCCGATTGAGGCGAGCAATGATGCAATATCTGGTTTTCCTTGTGGAGCTGGTGAACCAGCAGCAGGGGCCATACCGCCAGGTTGTGATTGTATTGGCTGCGAGGCAGAAGCGGAGGCCGCACCTGCTGCTGGATTCATCATTCCAGATGCCATTGCTGGCATCTGAGGTTGTGGTTCTGGGGCAAAAGCCTCTTCCACAATAGTTTCGATTTGCTTACCCTTTTGACGGCCTTTAATTACTTCGGCAATGCGGGTAATAATCTGCGATGGATCTTGTCCTTGTTGAGCAGCCAACGGAATAGTTTGTGCATATTGTGCAACGGCAACACGTAGTGCATCCCGCATTTCTTCAATATCAACTTTTTGTTCTTCTTGCGATACGTTAATTTCGACTGGTAGTTCACGACGTACATAATCACGTGATACGAGTTTGTCTGAACGCATTTGTAACAAAGCAATAGTTGCTCGGTTTGGATCCATACCAGACATAATTCCATAGCGAACATCTACTGTGTAGTCGCCATTAATAACCTTGGCAGGAGAGTATTTCATTGAATACGGTGTACCGTCATCAATGCCGCGAATTTCTTTAACTTTATTACCAAAAATCTTTTCATCTACCTTAAAGCACAAGCCAATAACTTCAACAAAGAGTTTAGCAAACTGCGCTTGAGCTGCTTTAATCTGTGTATCAAAGCCTGCTTGAAGTGCTTGGACGCCACGACCTGTAACAACGGAGGCATCTGTTTGACCTGAACGAGATTCAGGATAACGAGCACCCATACGAAGTTCACGCTCTAGGATGCTTGACTCTTGGAATACGCCTGCTGGTAGTTCTAGTGGAACACGGCGAATACCTTGTGGGTTAGCAGAGCGCATAATTGCATCAGGTCCCAAAGCAAGTTCTTGTACATCTTGTGGAATAGCAATAGGTGCTTGGATGGACTTCTCAGCTGCTTGAATTTGCAATACTGCAAAGCGAGCACGAGCAAGTTGTACTGCTAGTACGTCATCGAACTGACCACGTGATTCACCGTCAATAGATGAACGCTGTGCTACACGTACTAGACACTCACCGATTGGGTTAGGTGTACGAGATAAGACAAGGTCTTTACGCTCTGGTAGATAGATAACATCTTGATCTTTGTCGTGATAACGAATTAAAGATAGATACGGTGAGCCTGGTGTAAATGAGTTCTTGTTTAGAATCTGGTCTGCAAACTCTGGGTACATAGATGCTAGGGTCTGAGCATCCATACCAACAATTTGAGTCAATGAGATACAGCGACCAAAGCGATCTACTTCTGGGTATGCGCCAAATGGATTAACAAACTTGATAATTGGATTGTTGTTCTCATAATCAAAATCAATCATTGCAATTAACTGACCGTAGGTGTTGAACCAGTCAGCACCTGTGTACATCTGAATCTGAACATCAGACTCTTCAATGTAATAGTTAGCAACACGAGCACG